CAAAGGTGCCCCTTGAACATCATCCGACAATATAGCGCTGTTCTCTGCCGCCCAACTATCCGAGGCTTGATTATTGACTTCTCGGACGCCGCTCGTGACATCCCCCATGACTCGATCCGTACCGGCCAGGGAAACAGCAACGAACTTGTCCCCTCCGCCAAACCCCTGTCTAAGACTGTCTTCGGGGACATCGGCGCTGGCAAACAAAAACAGATCATCGTCGTCTATGAGTGAGTGTTGGAACCACGCCTCGATCCCTGCGCCGTTCACTTGGTTCAACAGCTTCACGAAATCCTCGGGGTCGGGGTCCACTCCGGACACCCATGCGCCCACCATTCTGACGATAAACGCCGCGGGAGGGATCTCTGTCAGTTCGTAATCGCGGTTATGAAAATTGACGAGTGACTGATAAATGTCTTCGGGGGTTGCGTCGGAAAAATTAATCTGGATTCTGGACAGAATAGCTAATCTGTAGGCGTCATCGCCTCGGCCCTCGCGAGCTTCACCCACGATAGCGCCCACGCCGTCCAGCTGTACACCAACGGCGCTAGTGATCCATCGCTCCAAAAAAACCTCGAACGAAGCATTTTCGAGATCCTGAATCTGGCGAGCAAATGCAGAGACAAACGCGGATAATTTGGGTTTATTTTTAAACTGCTCTACTAGATTCGAGACCGCCTCATCAACGTGATTGTTTTTTTTTATTAGAGTCATGATGTGACCCCTATGTCACCAGTGTCAAGTGACACAATCTGCCGAGTCGAAATAGCAATATTAATTGTACCCGCAGGGGGCGTAACAGTATCAATATTGAACGTTGTCACGTCGATTACGCCCGTGACTGCTAATGCAATGGCCTTGAATTCCAGGGCAATGACGTCGTCTCCCGTGAATAATGTGTCAGCAAACGCAACAGCCGCCGCCTTGACTTGTTCATCACCATCAGCCGGATAAGCAACCGGATCAACAGTGAGGATATAGCTGAGATAGAGACGGATTTCCGCAGGTCTTGAATATCCAATATTATGGCTGAAACCCATCGAATCCACAATGGTTCCCGAGAGCAGACCGTAGGGCATTATCCCTGCCGGTTTTTTATCCCAGATAGTGTCAATAATATCCTGTTCCAAACCTCCCAACACAACAGCCTCGAACGATTTTGGAGGGAGACCGTTGGCATCCACAACCATCGTCGTATTCTCTAGCACGATCACATTCTCGACATCTCCTACCAGTGATAATGCGGCATATATCGCTTCCACTGTAGCTGAGCCCGTGGAACGGAGCACCTGTTCGCGACGAATGCGAAAATCAGGATCTGTTTCGAGTAATCGTCCGGGGTCAGCATCCGACGAGTTGAATCCCTTGATTTTTCCTATCGGCAAACCCAAAATAGCGACAGCATCCCCAGCCAACACCTCGATGGCGCTGCCGTCGCCGTCGGTGTCACTCGTTATTCGCAGGCGCCCAAGCCCATCGTCGTAAGCGTCTATCCCTACTGTATTGTTCTTGATTTCTGTAGCAGTCGCGGCGGCGGACCAGGGGTTTCCGCCAGAAAACACCAATGATTGTGTACTGCCCTCATCCACTTTGAGATTGAGTGTTTTAGTATCCAGCAAAAAGTTTTCGATCACAATGCCGGACACAGCCGCCTTGGCGTTCCAACCGGAGATCGGTGTTTGAATTTCGCTGACAGTTTCCGCGTAACCCTGGATTGACCCGTAGTCCTCGGACTCTGCCATCACAGAGAACGTAGCTATGGCGCCGGTTGTGTTGCTGACAGCTACCAACGTCACAAATCGCGGGCCAGTCAGCCCCACACTTACGATTCTACCGGCTGGAATTGTTACGCCGTTGTCGATGAAAAGTTGATCGAGGGTGACCGTACTCTTCGTTTGCGAGAGCCGTGTGACTCCCGTAAAAGAGCCCACTTGATCCAGCGACTCATACGACGCAGAATCAGGATAGAAGGCACGGTAAACGGCGAGTTCCACGTCCCATATTTCACGCAGCTTGTCGGAAAAAACGCCAATGATCTGGCCCAAAACCGCAGTATCAAGCAGATTCAACTCGTTACTGATGTCGCTGAGCAGATCATCGCCGATTTCCTGTTTGATTACAGTCAGCGTTTTTTTAACAAATCCTTCCGGTGTCACTCCGTAGTCAGTCATACTATTAACTCCGTGTTAAACTCGAACGATCCTTCTCGTGTCTGTCCGGTAAAAGAAACCGTCAATGTTCGAGTCGTTCCTGTGTAATCGAGTCCAAAATTCGTAATTGTCGCAATACCCGGCGTCAACAAAATTGCCTTTTGCAGAATACTGCTCACGATATTGAGCCGAGGTTTGTGCCCAAGGATTTCCTGGTACCACGGGACACCCAGTCGCGTATCCAGAAACCATTCTCCCTGGAAAAACTGGAGGCGAACTTCGCAGTCTTGAGCGATTGCGTCTACCCCATCGATGAGCACGAGATCGCCGTTCTCGATGTCCAAATCACCGTTACTGTCGAGTTTTAAATCCATTATTGTGCTTTCGCTTTAGTCTGACCAGCGTCAGAAATCCGGGCTTTGCAGTTGCATACAACAGCGGTGAATGGAGACGCCGTGAGCGTCCATCCACCCGTACATGTTCCAGCGTCCCCCAGTCTAAGAACAGGCAACCCTTCGGCTCTGGATTTCGTGGCCGAGGCGACAATTGAACCGACACCGGCGACAAACGTGTAGGTCGGGGACGCGAAGGCGCATCCGGCAGCGGTCCAGGTGATTGTTATTCCAGCAGTCCCAACCATCTTTCCGTTGGCCTTGTTTTTGCTCGATAGAGTCGGAACGATTTTAACCAGGTCAATTGGTTGATCTCCCAGATAAGCAGCGTCAGGAGGAACTGTCGGTGGAATACCAGTGGGAGGATTTGTGAACTCGATCAACATGTCTTCGTTTGCTATGTCCTCTACGCTCATGGGTCCACCGTGAAATTCCCGTTGATGTCCACCTGTCCGGTGGATTTGAGTGTGAAATTTCCGAGCGCGTTGGTAGTTTCAATCGTCCCCGTCTCATCAACCGTGATCTGCCCTCCTCCATCATAGCCCAGGGCCAATACATTTTTGTTCGCAATGCCGCTCTTGAGTGACTTGGACAGAGGATAAAACCCAGGGATAGCGACCGCATCTGAAATGTCGTTAGTGCGGAGATCAACCGGATCAACCGGCGCCCCCCCGGCGCTGCTCTGGAATTTGTCAATAGATCGGTCACAAAAAACCAAGAGAACGATGTCCCCTTTGGCGAGCGGAAAACTAACGAAAAAACCACCGCCCCGCTGAAAGGCCACTGGCACATTGGGTATCACGGGCAGCTCATCGATGCGTTTGGAGCCATCCTCAAGTACTACCGGACGCTTAATAAGCGGCAAAACATCGACAGTTTGTGTCAACGCATTATATTTTTCGATTTTGCCGGGAAGGGCAACAAACAAATCCTCGATAGCACGACTAGTGGCAATCTGTAGCAGCTCTATTAAAGCGGGAGATCTGCTTGGGTCTCTACCAGTCATTGTATAGATACCCCCTCGAACTCGGTATACCAGTCCGCTCCCGACACATCGCCGTAATGATCAACCTTCGTTGCCCTGTATTTTCCTTTGACCATCCGGCTGTCAATGACCACGAGCCGTCCAGGCTTAATGGTTGGTTGGAGCAACGAGCACGCTTTGACCGCACCCTGCTCGCCGCGCTCGGGAGACCCGACCAGTCCGGTAGCTGCGCCAAGCCACACCTGTCCATCCATCAGGAATTCTCCGGGTGACAGAACCTGTAGCTGCCCATCCTGGATGCTCCACGAATACCCGGCCGAGGAAATGTACTTATCCAATAGCTTGGACACCTGTCCATTGAGCACAATACCGTTGGCGAAACTGAGATACCCCAACTCCGCCCCAGCCGCGAAATGTGCAGCCGAATTTCCCAAACCAACTCCGAGAGCTCCTGCGAGGGTCTTCAGTACAGCCGCAACTGGTGTCCCCATCCCGAACGATTGAGATATTGACGCAGAACGGTATTTGCGGCCCCCGTCCTCGGCCTCGATCACTGTCACCCATTCGGTCCCGTCCTGCCTGGAATCAGCATAAGTGATGTCACCCGAGAAGATTTGTGATTTCGTTTTGACATATCCGGCTTCAATAACCAGCGGCCAATCATAAAAAAGACCCTTATCGTTCATCCTGGCTGCTAGATCCGCCCCCTTTTGCAGCACACGTCGGTTCGATTCGTTAAGATTGTGAATTTCCACCGCGGCTCGATTGGGATCACTGTTTCCAGTCTTTTCGACGTCAAAACCTACACGGAGAGATGGCTGTATCCTGTTCGATAACGGATCATGTGCCTGGATCGCTATTTTCTGTGCTCCGATAGACATTTCGAAATCGCGATTGAATAGTTTTTCCTCGATCATCCTGTCAACTCCGACTGGTCCAAATAGCCGAAAACAGAGGAGACATCTAAATCGCTCAATCCGGGGTCCGTAGGATTGAGCAACGTATTGATGCTCATCACCTCGCCAGCCGGACGGGAAACAACATCGCGGTACAGTCTGAGCAGAGGGAAGTTGGATACCACTTTTATGCCTGCTCGCAACGTGCTTCCGTCCGGGCTCTGCAAATCAAAATACCAAAACTCCTCACGGGAACAAAATTGGAATGCGAATTGAAAATCCACACCATCGAGATCCACGGTAAACGTGAATGCACCCAGCTCGGCGGCATCTTCTAGTGGTATTGTATAAACAGCCATTAAATCCTATCCGAATAGCCCCCCTAATTTGTGGAGCGCAGATTCACTCTCCGTCGCTTTTTTTTTCTGCTTTGGTTTGGACTTTTTCTTATCTTTTTTCGCTTTTTCGGCAGCGGCATTATTCGCAACATCATCCGGTATTGGTACTCCCAACAGCAACGCAGACACCGTTGTCATTTCTCGCAATACTACAGTACAGTCGAGCACCTTACCTGTAGCGACTTCGCGAGAAATAGACAAACTGGAGATCACCATGCTGCTATAACTGCGGAGCGACGTTACAATATCAACGATTTCACCGTTGTTCTTCAGCTCCCTGAGCTTTTGATATGCCGCGTCAGTGCGACTAGTGAGCGAGGGCAGGCCGAGTCCGGGATTAACAGGCGACTTAGCAAACAGGCTGGCGAGATAAACAATGGGAGTGTCCGACACTAATCCATTAATCTCAACAGTTTCCGGCAAAGTACGAACATGGTCCGACATAACAGACCCGAATTCTACAGGGTGATCCGCCACATCGTTCTCGCCTGTATGTTTTTCTGATAGCGAACAGTCAAACTCAATCAGCCCGACCAGGGGATTGGTGTCCCCGATACTGACGCGAGTAGGTCCTCCAAACAGTAATTCAGCGATAGACATTTATGCCCCGGCCGGAGTCAGCGCGCGCATTGCTGCTCTATTCTGCTGCTCGGTGTTTTTCTTGATTTTCTTGCCAACCAGATCTGAAAGTTTCTTTTCGTCCATTCCGGGACTGGGATGCACATCGATCCGGATGTCCGTTTGTTGGTTGTTAACCAGCGTCTGATTTTTTGTAGTCGACAGTGCAGCTCCACCCGCTAAGCCTGGTTTCTCGCCCATCGAGTTATCGATAAGCCCTCGCGCCCCTGCTACCCAAGGACTGGTGGGGGGCGCTGTGCTGTCCACAGCAGACTGAGCACCCGACTGCCCCCCTGGCAGTTGCGAAGAGACATCGCTGTCATCCTCGCCACCCAACAGACCACCCAGCAGTTGTTTAGCTTTGCGAAATGGTGCAGTTATCGTGTTAATGATCCCGCTCGCCCAACCGGCGATGGTGTCTCCCAATCTCGATATTCCGGACGTGATGTCATCCCATAAACCTGCGAAGAAATTAGAGATCGGATCAATAATGAAATCTTTGAATATTAAAACAATATCGATCCCAATGGATGAAAAAACATCCTTTACTCCAGTCGCGAGATGTTTACAGATTTCCAAAAATCTGGTTCCTAGCTGTCCAAATGCGGCTACAGGATCATCCCAGCCGTTAACAAGGAAATCGA